CGAAGGGCAGCCAGAAAACCTATGGCAAGAAGAAGACAGTTATGCAGCCTATGTAGACGAGAAGCTGTATGCTAGGGAGATGGTGAGGGGGATGGCTTTGGAGAATGATGAGGAGGCAGCGTGAATGATTCCGATATTTCGTTTCCGTATTTAACTCTAGAAGAACTGCATTTTTTACAAGAACGAAAACTAATTCCTGATGACTGGCCTGTTGGTGTGATTATTGTGGGTGCTGCTGATGATAACTGGTCGGATGTGTTGAAAAATATGCAGTGCTATAGTCCAAATGATAAACAGACAGTGAGTAGGTGTGAAATAGGCCAAGTAACAAGTGTTAAGTTTATTTTATCAAAACAACAGCCCGAAGGGCAGCCAGAAACGGAGGCAGCTTGAAGAAAAACAGAATCGCCTGTCTCAAATGCAAGGCTGAAGGGAAAGATTCAGGTGACGATCACGCCAAGCCATTTGATAATGGGAAGGGCTATTATTGCTATCACGGACACGGGTCTGTGTGGTACGATGACAATCAAGGAGAGCGTGTGAGTAGCACAGACTATAAGCCGAAGGAAAACAGCGGTGTGTTGATTGCTGCTATCAATGAGCTTCCTTTTCGGGCTTATGAGCCTCGCTCCATCTCCAAGGAAACGATGGAATGGTTTGGGGTACGAACAGGAATTGATGAGGGATCAGGGCAACCAGCAGAGCATTATTATCCGTACACCGACAATGAGGGAAACGTAACAGGATATAAGAAGCGCAAGCTCCCGAAGGACTTCTCTTCATTCGGGAAGATTGGGGGGTTGTTTGGTAAGAACAAGGTTCACGGGACAAACTTCCTGATCATTGTGGAGGGCGAAGCAGATGTTCTGGCTGCCCGTGACATGATGGCAAAGCTGAAGCCAGAGCGGGCACCTTACAACGTCGTCTCTCTCCCTCACGGGGCACGAGAGGATGGTGTATTGGACGCCACTGTCCGAAAGGAAATTGAATACCTAAGCCAGTTCAACAAGATCATCATTTGTCTTGACTCGGATGCTCCGGGGCAAGCGACAGCCAACGCTCTAGCTGACTACCTGTGCTCGTCTGTCAAGGAAGTGGCTATTGCCTCGCTCCCCATGAAAGACACAGCAGCCATGTGGGAGGCAGGGAAAGAAAAGCAGTGGGCCAATGCCATTAATGGAGCCAAGCGATACGTTTCGGACCAGATTGTTCTAGGGACAGATGGAGGGCTTGAAGACTTGCTTGTCCCTCTGAAGCGAGGGATTCACTTCGATTTCATCCCCAAGACATGCCGTATGTTGCGAGGGCTTCGCACACGGGAGTTCACCACGCTGATTGCCCCTCCCAAGTGTGGCAAGAGCAGCTTGCTTCGTTACATGCAATATCAGCTACTCCATGATACGGATGAGTCTGTGGGGGGTTTGTTCCTTGAGGAGACGACAGCTAAGACCAAGCAGTCTGTGCTTGCCTTTCATGCAGGTATGGCGCTTAACGAGTTCCGAGCTAATCCGCAGTTAGCAGATAAGCACAAGGTGGAAGAGGCTTATGAAACCTTGCTTCCACGGCTTCACCTCTTTCAGCACAAGAACAAAACTATCACGGACGATTTGCTTGAGCGTAAGATTGAATACTTGGTGAAGGCTCTGGGGTGCAAGACAGTTATTCTGGATCACAGCACCTTCGTGACAGGCACGCGAGAAACACAGAATGAACGTCGTGACATTGACATGATGCTTACACGTCTTGCTCGCTCTGTGGAAGACCTTGACTATCGCCTGTTTGTCGTGGCCCACATCAAGCGAGGAGGGAAGCAGCAAAGCCGGATGGATGAGAAGAAGAAATACCCATTCTGGGAAGTGCTGTCGATGGATGATGCCCGAGGCTCTGGTGCCTATGAACAGCTTTCCCACAACATGATTGCATTGGAGAAGCAGTGGATGGACCCTGAAGGAGAATCCACCCGTGGACTCATCCGCACTCGTGTGCTATTGTCTCGGGAGTGGGGTGTTGAGGGGGTGGGAGACTACTTGACGTTTGATGAGAAAGGGCGATTCAAGCCTGTTGAGGTTGAAGTGTAATGAACACCCTCTACATTGACATTGAAGGCAACAACCTCATGCCCGCTGTGGACACCATCTGGTGTGTCTGTGTGGCTGTGGATGACGACGATGAGGTACACACATTCCGAGACAAGGGGGAGTTCGTAGATTTCCTCGCTCCCTTCAACCACCTCATTGTCGTTGCCCACAATGGCCTTGGCTATGACTTCGCTGCGTTGCGGAAAGTGTGGGGAATTCCCTTCACTGTCGGGAAGGAAGATACGTTTTGCGGGAAGCGTTGTCAGTTTGTCGATACGCTGTTGTTGTCTCAGTTGCTCAATGCAGATCGACAGGACGGACATAGCCTCAAGGAGTGGGGGAAGCGTCTTGGGAATTACAAGGGTGAATGGGACGATTGGACTCAATACAGTGAGGGGATGGTTGAGTATTGTCGTCAGGACGTGAGAACACTGCGTTCGCTCTATAAGCAACTTCTGAAAGAAATCGAGAACTACTGATGACCTCCTCTGACTTCCTCTCATCTCAATTCTGGACAGCCGCCAAGATCAACTACTACCTGATGGCACAACAAGCTGACTCAGGTATAAACTTCGACAAACCTGCCGCTGAATCATTGCTTGTGTCCATCAATGGCATGATGGAGGAGATTGAACAAGAGGTGGAACCACAGCTTCCCCTACGCCCTCTCAACAAGGGAGAGACGAAGGAATGGGCACTCCCTGCCAAGCCGTTCAAGAAGGACGGTACGTTGGCTTCTACGATGCTTAAGTGGATGGAACGGACAGGAGCTACCCTTGTTGATGAAACAACAATCGAACTAGAAGGGATTAACTACCCAATCAAAGGAGGTGAGCCGACAAAGACAACAGGGGTGATGAAGCTTGCCAATCAGGGAGACTTGAAGGACTGGCTTGTGCGGGGCTATGTAAGCGATGAATTCCGAGATTTGTACTCTGCCGTGGAATGGGAGGAGCCTAGTGCCAGCCAAAAAACTGTATAACTCTGAGGAAGAAAAGCAACAAGCTCTTAAAGAAGCTTACAAGCGTTATAACCAGTCTGAAAAAGGGAAGGAAGCGAACAAAAGGTTCCAAGAAAAAAGAAAAAGCGACCCAGAAATAAAAGAAAAATATGATAAAAAGCAGAAAGAGTGGTATGACAGGCAGACTGACGAGAAAAAAGAGTGGCTCGCTGCTTTGGCTATAGAAGGCCGTAAACGACGGCATAAGCTTGACCCAAGAGCATCAATGGTCAACGATGCTAGGAAGAGGTCAAAACAAAAGAATATTGAGTTTGATCTGATAAAAGATGATCTTATTGTACCAGAAATCTGCCCCGTTCTAGGAATTGAATTATTTGTTGCGGGTGAAAAACGTGGGCCGAACAGCCCCTCTCTGGATCGAGTGGACAATAACAAGGGATACACTAAAGACAATGTAAGAGTAATCAGCAATAGAGCTAATTGTCTCAAAAATGACGCAACAATCAAAGAACTAAAAGCGATTGTAGAGTATATGGAGAGAGAAAATGCCGTGGTACGGAATCTCAAAGATTTCTGGGAAGAGAGTACAGATTCCTGATAATCAAATCATCAAATGGAAGCCCACCCTATTCAACTTCCAACGCGATGCTCGTGGAAAGCCCATGCGAGATGACAGGGGCAAGATCATCCACACAACCCCAAAAATGCAAGAGGGGGGCAAGCTCTGTCCGAATCTGGAAAAGATGGAAGGACCTCTCGTGAGGCAAGTGGTGAAGTGGCTCTCTCTGCGCAATCGTCGCTCTGTGATTGAGGGGTGGCTGTCCAACCCACGATTGGAGTATGATGGCAGGCTCAGTGCTGGTGCTGCGGGGTTTGCTTCAACATTCCGCCAGCGCCACACCACTGTCGTGAACGTCCCGAAGGCACAAGAGGACGTAACGCTGGGCAAGGAGATGCGCTCCTTGTTCATTGCTGATGAAGGGCATGTGCTTGTCGGCTATGACGCCGTAGCTCTTGAGAATCGTGTAGAGGCATCCTATTGCTTGAAGTATGAAGGAGGGCAAGAGCACGCAGAGAACATCCTAGAAGGAGATGCACACACAAAGAATGCGTTTGTGTTTTACACTGACAAGCTAGCAAAGCTTGGAATTGAAATGACACAAGAGGTGAAAGAAGACCCGAAGTTCAAGCCATTCAGAAGCAAGAGCAAAAACGCACGCTACGCTCTAGCCTACGGCTGCTCTCCAAAGAAACTGGCTACAACGCTAGGAGAACCTGAGAGCATGGGGGAAACCCTCTACGCAGCTTTCTGGGAGGCCAACCCAGCTCTCACAGCCTTGCGTGAGAAGCTGACGTTCTTTTGGGAAACAACGGGGAACAAGCAATGGATTAGGGCTATTGACGGAAGGAAGGTGAGGACACGTAGTAAGCACTCTCTTGTCAACACCCTCTTTCAATCCTGCGGGGCCATCTGCATGGACTATTCATCTCTGTTCATGGACAAGTGGCTCGGAGGAATAACTGTTGACACGACCGGAAGGCCATGCTATGCTTACAAAGGCTACAACGTCTATCGTGTGGGCTACTGGCATGATGAATTGATTTGGTCATGCCCTGAAGCCATTGCAGAGGAGATTGGGCAACTAGGAGCAAAATCTATCGAGAAAGCAGGACAAGTGTTGAAGCTGAATGTCCCCCTTGCGGGGGAATACAAAGTCGGACAGAACTGGAAAATGATTCACTAACCAAGAGAACCAAAATGACTTTCAAACTAAACATCACAAAAGCTACCCAGACCGAGGGGTCTTCCTCTAACCGCCCAGAGGTGGACTGGAACGCTCTCAATGAGCATGTCATTGAAGCCGCTGGAACAGCCACCAAGGCTCGCTCCATCCCCGGCTACATTTCTGGCATCTATGACCTTGGAGAGCAGGAGCGTCCTGACTATGAGGAAGTGTGGAACGGCACACCTGAGCTTGAAGAAGCTGAGATTGCCAAGGATGATGGCGTCTATTTCAAGACGGAGTTCGGCAAACGCCTGAAGTGCCGCCCCCTCAAACCTTGCCAGCAGATTGCCTTGGCTGTAGACTTCCCACAGATTCAAGTGGACAAGGGGCAGTTCTTTGGCAACAGCAACCCAGCCCCCCTGCGTCTCTTGCTGAATGGGGAGTTTACAATGGATGGGCAGCGTGTTGTGGGCAAGCCCTTCTCCATCTCAGAGACGAAGCACACAAACGGGAAGTGGGGCTTTGCCAAGCAGAGCAAGCTTCATCAGTTGGCTGAATACACTGGCCTGCTCGACAGCAACGGTGTCTTCACCAAGGATCGGATTGGTGAGCTTCTGGGTAAGTGCGCTCAGTTCCAGTTCCGTGTTTACATGAAGCCGAGCAAGACAGACCCCAGCAAGAAGTATTTCACGGAGGAGATCAAGCTGGCTGGCATGGTGCCGGAGGGTGTGGCTGTTCCAGAGTTTGCAGATGAGTATTTGCATGGCACGAACATGATGGGAGAGAATGATCCCGATGCTGTCAAGCAGCTTCGTGTGGCTGTGAAGAACACCATCAAGCGTGCCCTCAACTATGCTGACTCTGACATTCAGCATCTCCTAGGAGAGCCTGAGAGCACGTCTACGGCCACGAAAGCCCCACCCCCTGCCAACCCCAAGGCTCCAGCCAAGAAGGCCACACAGAAGCGTACAGGAGGCTCTACGCCAGCGTTTGACCCAGATGCTCCTTTGGATGATTCAGATGCCCTTCCTTTTTGAGGCTGACATCCCGAAGGGAGCCAAATGAACGAATATCATGTCTATCTCCTAGAGGGTGATACACTCGTCATCCTCGCTGACACAATAGGGGCAAGTGAGGGGGGAGCCATCCTCTTCATTGAGCAAGGGAAGCTTGTAGCCTGTGTCAAGGAGTATGTGTACATTATGAAGCAAGAGAATAAGACGAAGCATTGACAGTTTATGGGGCTGGTGTTCGTAAGTGGGCGGTGTAACCGTTCCAGATAAGTGGGATAAGCATTGGACTAGCGATGGACAGCCCTCACAGCCCCACCATTTAATTCATTAACAAACGGAGAAATACATGTACACCATCAAGAAAGAAGGCCGCACCCTCCGGGGCAAGAAGTTTGAGACGTATGAAGCAGGGCGTCAGTATGCCCGAAAGCTCATCCGGGCCAAGGGTTATACAGATGACCTGAAGCGAGCAACGGGCTGGGACAGTATTAGTCGCAATCCGCCTTCCCTTGCTGATTATGACTTCCAGATTGTTCGTGTAGCTGGCGCGTCGGCTAAAGCCTCGGCTGTCGGGTTGACGGATTAAGGAGAAGAAAATGCTTCGTCGTACAGCAAAGCAGGGCAAGCCTAAGATTCGTCCACCAGCGCCCTTTCTGCCAAACGTTGCAGGCTATCGGTATGAGAAGGGCGTATTGATCCGCCGATAATGTCAGCTTGACATCCCCAACGGGGAGCCAATAACGCCCGTGTGCCCTATAAGCCACGGGCTTTTGTTCCAAGGAGAAGTGAAGTGAAATACTCCATTCGTTATGAGGGCGAGGATGCCTATGATATGATTGTAGATCAGGATGGTAGGCTTTGCTTCTGGGACGAATCCCAAGGATGGAGTGAGTACAACTATCCAGATAAGCACCTGTACAAGATTGTGTGGCATCCAGAGCAAGAAGATGTAATTGAAGAATGATGAGTTTGACAGCCCCTTGTGGGCGCCAGAAAAGGAGAAGTGAATGGCAGAGAAGCAGTATTTCAAGAACAGCATTGCAGAGAACGTATTTCGATTCAAATACGCCCAAGGACCGAGCGACACATGGAAGAATCTCGCCGTCCGCCTTGTAGACGATGTGTGCGGTACGTCTGGGGGTACACAAACTCCCGTCATGTCCAAGGACGAACGAGACTATCTCACCAAGGCCATCACTGAACAGAAGTTCATCCCCGGAGGCCGCTACCTGTACTACGCAGGCCGTCCATTCAAAGCCTACAACAACTGCTATTTGCTCAAGGGAGAGAGTGACTGCCGCGAGGAGTGGGGTAATCTGCTGAAACGTGCTAGTGACTGCCTGATGACTGGCGGGGGCATTGGCATTGACTACAGCGTGTTTCGCCCAGAGGGGGCAGCCCTAAGCCGGACAGGCGGGAAGAGCAGCGGTCCTATCCCCCTCATGTATTCTGTCAATGAGACAGGCCGCAATGTACGCCAAGGCGGAAGCCGCAGGTGCCTGCCTGAGGGAGCGCTTGTACACACTCGCCGTGGACTCGTCCGGATCGAAGACATCGTGCCGGGTGAGGACGAAGCACTAACCTACAACGGTTATCGAAAAGTCGTTAATAAGTTTGAGCAAGGGGAACAACAGACAGTATCAATCAAGACGCAGACCGGGGAGTTTATCTGCACCCCTAATCATAGGATGGCAGTGTTGACAGATGTTTACGGCAGCTACGAATGGAAGCGTGCGGACGAACTGTGTGAAAATGACCGGCTAATTTTTGTTACTGAAGAGACGCAAGGAACACCGCAACCTTTGCCCTCATCGTCCTACGAGCGTTCAGATCGCGCCTACACGGCTAAGCCGGTGTCAATCCCTGAACTAGACGAAGAGATGGCTTGGTTTTTGGGATACTTCCAAGCAAATGGGCATTCTACTATTCGGCACACTACGCCCACAAAACGTAACTCGGTGGTAAGCATCTCTATCCCAGACACAGCCCCTCAGTTGGTGGATGTGGCTATATCTCAACTCGCTCGCTTCGGTGTAACTGGACGAGTTAAAGGGGGCGACGGAGCGTGCGTTAACGTAAAAGTTGCCAGTGTAGAACTCGCACTGTGGATGCAAGAGCATATTAAGGCTTCTAACGAGGCAATGGAGGTTCCCGATTTTATCGCTCAGAATACCCCAGCTATCCGTGCAGCTTATATTGCCGGACTAATGGATGGAGACGGCTCAAATTCTAGCCGTCCTATTCAGATAATGTCTTGCATCCATCGCGGCTTCCTTAATCAGATGCAATCGCTGTGCGCTAGTTTGGGGTTTGCGACTCGCGTCCATTGTAATCGTCCAGCGGTGGGGAATTGGAAGGCTCTTCATCGAGTACTCCTAAAAGGAACCAAGCAGGAGTCGCGATTCTATGCGTCCGTGGGTAAATACCTAAAATACAAGATTGAGGAACCTCGCACACGTAAGTACGAACAGTTTTCGTATTCTCTTCCGGCTAGCTTGGTACAACAAACTGCCTTGCCTAAACACAAGAAGGAGTATCATCAGAATTACAAGGTGGATTGTCCGATTGAGACATGGGAAAAATGCACAGGTGCATCTTCAAACTTCACCCCCATCAAAGTGCTGGAAGTAGAACAGGCCGATGTTCTTCCGACGTGGGATATTGAGGTGGAAGATCGCCATGAGTTCTATTGCAATGGTTATCTAACCCACAACTCAGCCATCTACGCCTCAATCAACTGGAAGCATGAAGACGCGCCTGCATTCCTGAAATCAAAGAATTGGTTTGACATGCCGATTGGAGGGGCTAAGAACGAAGACGGCACGCCCTACACCATATGGCACGCAAAGCAGGACGATTTCAACTACCATGCCCCACTGGACATGACCAACATCTCGCTCAATTATGATGACGCTTGGCTGGACAAGACAGATCGACACAAGGACGATACGTTCCTCACCAACGTCCGTCAGGCAATGCAAACTGGTGAGCCGGGCTTCTCATTCAACTTCAGGGAGAAGCAGTACGAAACGCTCCGCAACGCATGCACCGAAGTGACAAGCGAGGATGACAGTGATGTGTGCAACCTCGGTTCCATCAACATCGGCAACATTGACAGCATCGAGGAGTTCAAGGACATTGTTCGTGTAGCGTCCAAGTTTCTTGTGTGTGGCACCATGCGTGCTCATCTTCCTTATCAGAAGGTGGCTGACGTTCGCGAGAAGAACCGCCGTCTCGGCCTTGGTTTGATGGGTATTCACGAATGGCTGCTGAAGAAGCGCGAGAAGTATGAAGTGACGCCAGAGCTTCACCAGTGGCTCGCTGTCTATCGTGATGAGTCAAAGGCTGCTGCGGATGAGCATTGCCAACGGTTCTATTTGTCCCAGCCAGCCGCTTATCGGGCCATTGCGCCTACAGGCACCATCGGTATTCTCGCCGCCACAACTACAGGCATTGAACCCCTGTTTGCTGTGGCCTATAAGCGCCGTTATCTAAAGGACAACAATCGTTGGCATTACGAATACGTCGTTGACACGACGGCCGATCACTTGATTAAGGAATACGGCCTCAATCCCTCTGACATTGACACAGCATACAAGCTGGCTGTTGATCCAGAGCGCCGGATGAAGTTTCAGGCTGATGTGCAGGACTATGTTGACATGAGTATCAGCAGTACGATCAACCTGCCACCATGGGGAAGCAAGCTTAACAATGAGGACACTGTAGAGTCCTTTGCTGCGACACTTTCACAGTATGCCCCTCGTATGCGTGGATTTACGGTGTATCCGGACGGGAGTCGGGGTGGACAGCCTTTGGTGGAAGTGGACTACGAGACGGCCATTGCGCATAAGGGCGTCGTCTATGAGGACAACATTGACAATGCGTGTAGCGGTGGAGTCTGCGGTATCTAAACCCTAGCTGAACACACACAGGCCAAAGCTTGACACATCCTCCAAGACATGCTGTAATGAGAACACACAAGGAGAAACGAAATGGGAAAGCATACACCGGGGCCTTGGTCTGTTCCCCACTTTGCGTGTGATGATACGACTTGCGAATGTGGGTCTGTACTGTCAGATTCTCAACGGGGGATGGGAGCCATTGCCACTGTTCACGTATCAAAAGAAGGGGCTGATTGGAGAGAAGGGGATCACGAACCACCAGAGATAGCAAAAGCCAACGCTTATCTAATAGCCGCTGCCCCTGATTTGCTTGCCGTCGCTAAAGCCGCTATGGCCTTCATAGACTCCCATGCAGCCGATCATGACATCACCGAGAAGATGCGAAAGGCATACGCTGCATTGATGGAATTGAACCCACAGGCTATCATCGACAAAGCCACAGGAGACTCCCAGTGAGTGAAACGAACGCCATAAGCCCAGCAGAACACGCCGACAGATTAAACAAATGCTTGGAGGCGGGATTGACTGTTGTATTTGAGAATCCCGACGATGAGTTTGCCGGGGAGTGGTGGGATTGGAACGATGTAGATCATTGGAGGGATGGAGGCTACGTCGAGTACGTCCATGTCGAAGATGTCTCATGCGGCAATCGCTTCCTCGTTCTCTCCGGGGGAGAGACAATTGATAATTTCACATTGCCAGAGGGGTATTGAAATGAACGCTCCAAAGTTCCTGTCTGTAGGCTCGACAGAGTTGGGTTATGGTGTTATGTTGGACGGCGGATTGGAGATTGAGCCTACGGGCTTTGGTAGAGATGAGGTTATTGAGTTTGGTGGGGAGGTGTATGTGTATGAGCTGAAGAAGATTTATCGAGCAGTACCGTCGCCCGACGCCAATAAAATCCCTGTTATTTCAGTTTGACAGTCGGAGACGCCAAAACATGGGCACCGTAGAACAAGACACAGCACGCTACATGAAAGAGCAGGACAGCATTCAACGACAAGAGGCCCATGAGGAAGCCTTGTATGACAGCTTCCGTGAAGACCTAGATAAACAAAAACCCCTCGCCATTCAGAGTTACATGGCTTTCTTGTGGGATTGTTCCTTTAGCGGCATGTACAGCGGATCGAACTGGGAAACCCTTGAGGACCTTTGGGCTAATAGTATGGTGTACAAGCAAATGGAAGCGGAGAGACTTGGATTAATGATTGAGTGAAACACTCCACCCCCACCCCCACAAAGGAAGAGACTGAGAGAATAGAATTAGCCAAGCATATTGGCTGCATTCCCTGCTGGCTCCTAGGACGAGGACTCACCCCCTGTGACTATCACCATTGTCTATCAGGGAGTAAGCGCCGGGGCCACCGATGGGGCTATGGCAATTGCCTTTGGCACCACGTTGGACAGCCTTGGCTGACAGGGAAAACAAAGACAACGAGAGAAATACTAGGCCCATCCCTGAAGCTCGAATCGAAGGCATATCATGCTAGATTTGGCTCGGAGGATGAATTGATTGCTGTTCAGGACATGTTAATAGAGAAGTGGAGGGAATGTGAAGACTCTTAATTGGCATCTTCAATCTATAGCGAACGATTTGACAGACCTCTTCAACGAATACCTCGCCGCACATGAGGAAGATGGGGACAGATATTATCTAGGGCTTGTACATGGCATGGAACTAGCCATGAAGAGGGTAGCGGAGGAAGTGCCCCTAGGGCGCTCTGTACGCTCTTCTGACGAGGTTTAGTCATAGGGGCTAGTACCCCAGCACCCCCTCAGAGATACGGCCTTACAACACACTGGAAGCTTACAGAACATAGACAGGAATACATACGGAGGGTATATGTGGCAACCGATTGAGGCAGCGCCGAAGGATGGAACTGTAATTTTGATCTACGGTGGGCATCCTGATGGTGCTTCAGATCACACCCAGTGGAGCTGGGATGATCTAAAGGATGAAGAGATATACACATACAGTGGCCCCTCAAAGAGTGCCGTGGCGTGGTGGAGTGCATCATGGTGGTACTGCTCTTACGACTCGGGATGTTATGGGAAATGGCTAGACCCAACCCATTGGATGCCCCTCCCGGACCCACCAGTTAGACAGCCCACGGGGCGTCAGAAGCGGCAACTTCTTACCCATTAAAGGTACAATACAGCCATAAGAGGCAGAGAATGGACAGTTATGACAGTTGATCTTTGGGGCAAAACGCCAATCGTTGACGCAGATACGATCATCTACAGCGCGAGTTTTGCTTGTCAGGAAGGGCGAGGAGACGAGGCTGTAGCTGAAGAATCTTCACACGCTTTCCATAATGCCAAGAAGATTGTCACAGGCATGTTTGAGAAGTTCAACGTAGAGGCTAACGGCTGGCGCTTGTTCCTCGGGGGGAAGGATAATTTCAGGAAATCCATTGCGAGAGTGCAGCCCTACAAAGGGAAACGTCCCCCGAAACCTTTGCTCTACGAGGAAGTGCGAAACTACCTAGTCACGTATTGGCAAGCTGAGATTATAGACGGGATGGAAGCTGAGGACATGGCTGCCATTGTCTATAACGAAGACCCCGAAGAGAATTGTTTGTGTGCAGTTGATAAAGATGTACTTCAAGTACCGGGGTTGCATTTTAATTACAACAAGGGGACAACTCAAGTCATTTCACCACGGGAGGGAAATCTACGGCTGTGGGCGCAAATCTTGACAGGCGATTCGACGGACTCGATCACAGGCATCCCCGGCTGTGGCCCTGTGAAGGCAAACAAGCTCCTGCAAGGCGTAACCACTTATCGACAAGGCTGGCGAGTGGCTGTAGAAGCCTACAAAGACGCCTTCCTCCATCAACGCTGTTTCCAGAAGGAAAAGGATGGGAAGCTGAAGTGGATGTACGAGAAAGGCAGCGGGTTGCAGTGCCATGACGGCACTGTGATTGACTACATGGAAGCTCTTGTGGAGACAGGGAACCTAATCTATCTTCTCAGGTCGGAGGGCGACTCATTCAAGGTATTGAATTGATGGCAGCGAAGAAGCGGGCACCAAAGGCTCCGAAGGTTAGGGGAGGAGGGCGATATAGCGAGAGCGAATACTTCTCTTTCATTAGAAGCGGCCTTAGGGCCAAGAGTAACAGGTGGCCAGTCAAATACGACGTGCTGAATGCAGCCAAGCGTCCCTACAAAGGCCCCAACAAGAGGCAGAAGTTTGAGTGGCAATGCAACGTGTGCAAGAAGTGGGTGGTCGGTAAGGAAATAAGCATTGACCATATCACCCCAGCAGGAAGTTTGAAATGCTTTGCTGATTTGCCCAGATTCGTAGAGACACTTCTGTGTGAAGCTGACAATCTCCAAGCTATTTGCTCTGTCTGTCATCACGCGAAAACACAGCAGGAAAGGAAGGCCCGTAATGACAACTAACCTCCCACCGCACCTACGAGATACAACATACCCAGCCTATCAGCCCGCTTACCCACCCACCATCTCTCTGACACACCTAATCGAAGGAATTGCAGGGAGGAAGATGACAGACGAGGAGGCGAAGAAAGCCAAGGAATACGACGAATGGATCAGGTGGATAACGTACGCCCTAGGCTGCAAGCAAGGCATGGATTCTTTCAGAACGCACAATGCCGTTCAGCAGATTGAGTGGACGATTGACACAGTGTTGCTGAGACGGAGTTGGAAGTATAAACTGAGGCTCTGGTGGTTTAAACTCAAAGAGAAGAGGAAGAGACGAAATGACGCCGATTGTGACTGAACCCTCTCCCCCGCAATACATTAGCGATGATCGCGGTAAGACGTGGAGAGTGATGACAGAGCAAGAAATCGACAATTGGAATAACAAATGGGTGAAGACCAATGAAGCCGAGTGAGTACATCGCAAAGATAAAAGAGTTTGTCGTAGTGCCAGAGGAGCACATGGAAGCCTATCTCACTACGCTGTTGGCTAGTGAGGCTGGGGAGGTGGTGGGCGAGTATGGCAAACGATTAAGGGGTGATTACGACATGGGTAGTTGGACCAGTGCCGT